TACCAAAAGAACGGCCGCAAGTGGGACCAGGAGATCCGGCAGTTTCCGGATCTTCACAGGGCGTACCTGCTCGAAAAGGAGCGCCAGACCGAAAAGTGCGGCGGGAACAAAAAGCGCGGCTACGAAGAAGCCGTGAAGGTGTACGCGCCGAAGCTGGAGCAGCGGCAGAAAGCCGAAAAAGAGCGCGCGGCCAGCGGAAAAGGCCCGTGGGATGATCTGTATGTCTGTGATTACCACGATTTTGACGGCAAGCCCAAAATCAACCTGCGGGGCAGCCTGGAGTGGGTCTTGGAAAACGTGTTGGTCCGGGACGCCGAACAGTACGCGCCCAGCAAGTTAGCCCTTGGATATTTGAGTTCGTTGCGCCGGATGGATCCGGCCTACGTTACCGACAAGTTCATGATGGATTACGGCGCTCGGCTGATGCCGAGTCGGGCCGACATCGACAAGGAGGACGCGCTGCATGACGACGGCGCCGGGGTGGATCGCACCCTCCAGCTTATTGCGGACGTCTCCGGAGACGTTGGAGAGGCTGCGTAAAAGACACGCGCCCTATTTCTATGACGCTCGCTATCGCCCTCCACGGACGTTGGAGGCGAATATCGCGTTTCGGCGGAAGCTTATCGCGGCCGCGCGCGACGACGACGAGCACGTAGAGAACCTCTGGAAGATTTGCGCGCGCGATCAACTGTTTTTCATCAACTCCTTTTGTTTTCTTCACGAGCCCCGTCCGGGGTTTCAGGCGAGCAAGGTCATCCCGTTTATCACCTACGACGCGCAAAACATCGCACTGATGATGTTTCGGGATGCGATGGGCCAGAGAGACGTGTTGGTCCCGAAATCCAGGGACCAGGGCGGGACCTGGATGCTCACCACCAGTTTCGCGCACGAGTTTATTTTCTCCCCCAACAGCGGCCTCTGTTTCGCCTCCCGCTCGAAAGAGTTCGTGGACGGTTCCGGTGCGACAAAAAAGCCGCTGATGCGGAAACTGGATTTTCAGATCCAAAACCTGCCGGCCTTTCTCAAGCCGCGAGTGACGGTGCGCGACATGCACCGATCCAACGACACAAACGGTTCGTTCGTCGACGGCAGTACCACCACGGAAGACATCGCGCGCGGCGACCGCTACACGGCGATTCTGTTGGACGAGGCCGCGGCGATGGATTTCTTGCAACACGTCATGGGGGCCACGCGCGCGGTAACCGACTGCCGGTTTTTCTTGAGCACGATCAAGCGAACCTCCACGCGCGGGGGTAGTGCGTTCGCGGAATTGCTGGCGAACGAAACGTTCCAGAAGGTCACTCTGAGTTGGCTCGATCACCCGAAGCATAGCGCCGGCGCGTATCGGTGGCGCGAAGACACGGGCGAGTTGGAGGTTCTCGACAAGATTTTCTACGAGAAAAAATACCATTGGAGCGGCGAAGGGTTGCCCGATTACGTGTTCAGGAAGCCCGCCGAAGATAAACCCGGCCAGGTGCGGAGTCCTTGGTTGGACCTCGAAGAAGATCGGTCCTTCGATCGGCTGGAAGTCAACCGGGAGATCTTGATTGACCTGGAGGGCAGCGACAAGGCGTTTTTCCCGCGGGAGATGGTCGAGGGCTACAAAATCAAGCACGGCCGCGATCCCCGCTGGACCGGCGCGGTCGCCATCAAGCGAAAAAAGGCCAGCCGTAAAGGTCGCGTCTACCAGACCTACACGATCAAGGAGTTTTCCGGGAATCCGCGCGGGAATCTTCTGTGGTGGGGCGAGTGGGATATTCGGAGAGAGCCTCCGAAGCGGAAATACGTGATTTCGGCCGATGTCGCCGCAGGCGGCGGCGGCGGCACCAGCGAGAGCGTACTCGATGTGTGGGATGTCGCGCGCCGCGCGAAGATTCTCCGTTTTGCGGCAAAAAGAGTGTATCCGAACCAGTTGGCCGACCTGGCGATCGCGCTCGGCAATTGGTTTCACGGTGCCGTGTTGATTTGGGAGCGAAACGGCTCGACGGGATCCCAGTTCACCGCGGAGTTGCGCCGCCGGCGTTACCCGCACTTGTTCCGGCCTCAGTCCGACCAGATCGACAAAAAACGCTCGAAAAAACCGGGCTTCGGATCCACCGCGGACAGCAAAGACCAGATGCTCGGCGCTTACGGCATGAGCCTCAAGACGAATGAGATCGTGAACCCCGACTGTGCGGCGCTCGATCAGTGTCTCGCTTACGTCTACATGGACAACGGGCATGTCGCGCACAAGGACAGCGTGAAGTCCGAGGACCCGACGATGGTCAAAGATAATCACGGCGATCGCGTGATCGCGGATGCCCTCGGCAACTGGGCGATGATGCAAATGGCGCCGATGACCGACGTGCCGGAAACGGAACCGGATTACGGGCCGAATAACCCGCACCCTTGGAGCGTGGTGGCCCGCGTAAAAGCGCAGCGCGAAAAAGCGCGCGAAACTCAAATGGCTGGCGTGTATTGAATGGACGACGATTGGGACGGTGAGTACGAGACGGTAGCCGATGTATTACGGGATTGGGAGCGCGACGAGCAATGGGTGCCCCGCCGCAACTCCAGTTCGGAGGAACGTGGGCCGTTTCATGGAAGGATGTCGCGGCGGTATCCGCGGCCGGTGTTTGTGGCACCCTCTCGGCCGGCCAAGAAGCGAAGGAGACCAGCGTGAATCAGTGGGGCAGCGGAAAAAGCCGCCAGCAATTGGAGGAGGAGATGCAGGACATGCACAACGCCGAGGTTCGGGCGCCGATGATCGCCGAGGCTCCGCGGCATGGGCCGCCTCCGGTGGACCGGGCGATGCGCGACAACAAGGAGAAGGTGGCGCAGCAGTTTACGACCAAATTGATTTTCGAGGCGAACCGGACGCGAAAGATGTGCGGCCTGGGGGCGTTGCCGCCCAAAAGCGAACAGTATTTGCGAAAGGTGGGTCGAGCGCTTTTCGGCTTGAAGTAGAGGCATGGGACAACGGACGGGGGGGCGCAAGGCGCCCCAGCAGCACAAACAGACGGATCGCACGGAGGTGGAGTTTTGGGCGCTGGCGCAGCGGGTGACGCCGTATGAGCCAGGCCAACCCTACCCAGGGATAACGCAATGGATGAATCGCTGGAAAAAACTGGGCGCGGTGGACGTGGTGTATTGGCACGACAAGCCGCAGACCTTGGAGAAGCAGCGGAAACGGATAGAGGAATGGCTCAGGGAACACAGCATAGCGCACGACCGACTCGTGATGCGCCTGATTGGACCCCTGCACTGAGGGTCGCTGTCGACGTGGACGGCGTGTTGGCGTCCGAGCGATCCGGGCCGAGTCCGGATCTCGGCGACCCGATCCAGGGCGCCGTGCACTGGTTACGGCAGTTGTGGGAACGGGATTGGATCGTTATCCACACCTGTCGGGTGAACGAGGGGTACGACGCGCAATACAACCCCGAAAACCTGCCGGTGGAAGCCCGCGCGGAGAAAATCGAGGATTGGTTGGACCGACACGGGTTTTCTTATGACGAGATCTGGTTGGGGCGGGGGAAACCGTTTTGCGATTGGTATATCGACAACCACTGTATGGCGGTGGATGAAATCTGTCCCAACTTGTACGAAACCACCAGGAGACGACTGAATTTTTATGAGTCGTGCCTTAACGCAGAAGCAACGGCAAGCAATCTTGAAAACGCGGGATAAAAACACCCTGTATTTTCAGAAGCGCGGAGCAGGATACAGCGGCGATCCACCGCTCAAAGACAGCGAGATCGACCGGGACAACGAACGGGAGAGTTGGGTACCCAGGAAACACAGCCTGGCGAATGTTGACTGAGAAATCCCGGTAGGCCAACCGGGTAAAACGACAGATAAAACGCGGCATGGGCGCGCCCGCAATAACGCCATGCCGCGTTTTTCTGTCTCTGGAGCACGCGATGCCCGTAGCGAAAGAACGACCGAACGCCGGCGAACAGGAATTGCGCGGGATCAAAGTCAAGCACCTGCGCGAGGCCATGCGTTACTCCTATCGCCGGATGGGGAAGAGCCGCGAATTTCGGCACAACGCCCTACGGCAGTTGGTGGGGCTGCATTATTCCGACCGCGGGACGACGGATCGGATGCCGCTCCCCCTGCTTTTGTCGGGCGTGGAAATGATGCGGACGCAACTCTGCAGCGGGCAGCCGCGGACGAAGATCCGGAGCACGAACGCCCAAATGCAGCGCTACGCCTGGTTGTTGACGGAAATCATCAATGCGCGCTCCAAGCGGCAGCGATGGAATAAGACACTCGATTATTGCGTGACGGATGCGCTGATCCTGGCCGGTCTGTTGAAACTGGGCCGAAAAAGCGCGGGGGTCGGGCGGTTCGACGACGTCACGTACCAGACCGGTGACGTGCATTGCAGCCGCGTGGACTGGGACAACGCGGTGATCGACGTAACCCATGGGACGGATCCGGGAACGTGGCGGTTTATCGGCGACAAGCGGCGCGTGCCGCTCCGGAAATTGCGCGAGGACCCCGAAGTCGATCAACGGATTTTGAAGCAGGTCTCCGAGGGGGAAGACCCCGGCGAGCGCGAAGAGGGAGGCGAAGACCGCGCCGAGGATCTGGCGTTCGACATCAAGGTCTCCGATGGCGAGATCGAGCCGCATGTGACGGTAACGGACCTGTGGCTCCGTGAGGAAAATCTGATTCTCACGTTCCTGGACCAGGGGAACACGGGGCCGCTCCTGATGCGGGATTGGACCGGATCGCCGCGTGGTCCTTATCATTTTCTCTCTCTCGGTTATGTCCCGTCGAACTGGTTGCCGCTGTCGCCGGCGCACCAGGTCCTCGATTTACATATCGGCGTAAACACCCTCTATAACAAACTCGTGCGGCAGGCCGAGCGGCAGAAGCAGATTGCGGTCGGCCAGGAGGACGTGGCCGAGGATTTACAGAAGGTGGCCAACGCGATCGACGGGGCGAGCGTGGCCGCGGAGAGCCCGAGCGAGGTCAAGGAGCTCTCCTTGTTTCAACCCGACCAGTTGGTTTTGGCGTTCACGCTGAATATGGTGCGGCAGCACAACAAATTCGCCGGGAACCCCGAGGCGTTGAGCGGCGTGAAATCCGCGGCGGAGACGCTGGGGCAAGAGCGAATCCTGTTGGGACAGAGCCAGGAGCGGCTGAACGCATTGCGCGAGTTGGTCATGGATTGGGCGCAGGGGATTTACGAGGACGCGGCTTGGTACGAGTTTTCCAACCCATTGGGGTACGAGCAGGTGCCCTTCGATATTGCCGGGACGGGCGTGCAGGGGACCGCCGAGTACCTGAGTTTCGACGCGCAAAACGCCGGGTCCTTCGATGACCTGAACTTCGAGATGGATATGTACTCGATGGTGCGCATGAGCGCGATGGACAAACTGCGCGGACTGGACGGGATTTTTCGGACGTTTATCGCACCGTACCTCTCGGTTCTCGAAGCCCAAGAAATGGGGATCAATTTCCAGGAACTCTATCGCCTCGTTGGCGAGTGGAGCGGGATTCGCGAAATGGGCGACCTGGTGCAGGTGGTCAACGGCCAGTTGTACCCGTCGCGAGACCAGAATCGCGGGCCGCGCCAGTCTCCTGTCACGACCCGAAATTATACGCGAAACAACACGAGCACCGAGTCCCCCGACCAACAGGACCTGAAGTTGGAGCAAGCCTTAAT